GGATATTATTAATGGCACCTCTAAGGGTTGACGTGATGTATATCAAATCTGCCAGGTCATTTAGTGTAAAAGATGAGTAAATTTAGCACCGGGGGAGGGTAATGCAACTTCGGTGGATATATAGTTCCCCCCCAGATACAAAAAAAGGTGATTTCGGATTACTTTAAGTGTCTGATTCGTTTGATTATATCGGCGTAGTTTTAATTCCGTTAAGTTCTAAGGTATAGTCAAACCGCCCCCTAAAAGTGGGGCATTAGGGGCATTCTGGGCATTCTGAAATTTTAAGTAAAAAAAGAGGGATCGGAGTATTGTTTAACTCAAGGTATATATATAGGATAGGGAGGGTGGGTCGGTAATTAGACTTACTTAAAATTTATGGAAGAATCATACGTTCAACGAAGAAAGCGTGAGATCAAACAGCGCAAACAGGAGTCTGGTAGGCCATCCAAGAAAGATTTGGCTAAGAACTCTCCGGGGGGAAGAGGGAAGATAGGTCGCCCAAAGGGTGATGCCGCGATTATTAACGAGTATAAATCTCGTATGCTGGCGTCCCCTAAGTCCAAACGGGTACTCGATACCATTTTTGATGCCGCACTCGACCACGATCACAAGAATCAAGCGGCGGCTTGGAAGTTAGTAATGGATCGGATACTACCTGTGGCGGCTTTTGAGAAAGATGTCGTGCAAAATGGCGGGAAATCTGCTATTCAGATTAACATAACAGGTGTGGGTACAGCAGAGGTCAAGGATATTGACCCAACTACTATCCAACCCACAGTAATTGATGGGGACAATGGTGAAATACTTTAGGTTGGAAGAGTTTAACTGCACGCACACCAACAAAAATGAAATGGATTCGGATTTTCTAGAGCAATTAGACTTCCTAAGAGAGGCTTGCGGCTTCCCTTTTCGCATTACCTCGGGCTATCGGGACGCAACACACCCGGATGAGGCTAGAAAAACTGAGCCTGGCACTCATAATCAAGGAATCGCGGCTGATATTGCCGTATCAAACGGCGTAGAGCGCATGAACATTGTACATAACGCGCTCAAACTAGGATTCGGGGGCGTCGGTGTCGCCAGAACCTTTGTTCACGTAGACTCCCGTAAGACAACTCCCGTTATGTGGACGTATTCTTAATGCTTACTACCTCGCACACAACTCTAACAGGCACCGCAGAGACAACACTATTCACTGTCCCTAGTGGATATGTTGCAAACATCCATTACATCTTTATTGCTAATCATGGTGGCAGTACAAACTCCGTAACTCTTAAATGGGAAAATAGTGCAGGTGTAAATCAGCTGTATTTTTTTGATGGCAATAACGTAGCTGGCGGGGGAAAGGAAACATTAGGCGGTCAATCGCCGATTCCGTTGTTTGTGATTCAAGCAGGAGAAGTAGTTAAGTGTCAAACCGGCAGTGCTGGTGATGTAGAGTTTGCTGTGACGCTAGATCTTGTTGAGCGATCAGCAGGATTCAATAACTTCGACTGATATGGTTATCGTCCTCGGCGCAGATTGGTGTAAGGGCTGTAAGGCTATTAGAACCAAGCTGACCAAATACGACATTGACCATAAGTATGTAAAAATACCGCCGGGGCAGGCTGGCTGGGACATGGTTGAGACACTAACAGGCCGCAGGGCAGTACCAGCGGTGATGTATAAATTTAACTCTCCTGTTGAGCTAAACGGAATGCTTGCAGAGGCAGGCGCTACCGAGCGGGAGCTAACCGAAGAAGAGTTAGACGAACTTGACTGACTTAAACATTGAACTACTGCCATGGCAACAAAAGGTCTGGGCAGACGATACGCGCTTTAAAATTGTAGCGGCAGGAAGGCGTACCGGAAAATCTAGACTAGCCGCGTGGATGCTAATAGTAAATGCTTTGCAGGCCGATAGGGGACACGTATTTTACGTTGCTCCAACGCAAGGGCAAGCCCGAGACATCATGTGGCAAACTCTTTTGGAGCTTGGGCATCCTGTTATTGCTGGCAGTCATATCAACAACTTGCAAATCAAGCTCGTCAACGGAGCAACTATTAGTCTCAAAGGTGCCGACCGACCCGAGACAATGCGAGGTGTCAGCCTTAAGTTTTTAGTAATGGACGAATACGCCGACATGAAGCCGGAAGTATTCGAGCAGATTTTGAGACCCGCCTTGGCGGATCAGAAGGGCTGTGCGATGTTCATTGGTACGCCAATGGGGAGGAACCACTTCTATGAATTGTATAAATATGCGGAGTTAGGCGATGATGAAACGTACCGTGCTTGGCACTTTACTTCTTACGACAATCCATTACTGGATGCAGACGAAATTGATATTGCTAAACGCTCTATGTCGTCTTATGCGTTTAGGCAAGAGTTTATGGCGAGCTTTGAAGCGCGTGGGTCAGAGATGTTTAAGGAGGATTGGGTTGTCTTTAGTGAAGATAAGCCGGATGTAGGAGACTACTACATTGCAGTTGACTTGGCGGGTTTTGAAGAGGTCAACAAAAAGAAAACAAAAAACACGAAACTGGACGATACGGCGATTGCCGTTGTCAAGGTCAGCCCTAACGGTTGGTACGTTGATAATATTATCTACGGACGCTGGAGCCTTGACGAGACAGCGGCCAAGATATTTCAGGCTGTTAGAGACTACAAGCCAGTCAGTGTTGGAATCGAAAGAGGCATTGCAAAACAGGCGGTGATGTCTCCGTTAGCCGATCTCCAAAAAAGATATGGTACTTTTTTTAGAGTTGAAGAATTAACTCACGGTAACAAGAAGAAAACAGATAGAATCATGTGGGCGTTGCAGGGTCGTTTTGAAAACGGCTTTATTACGCTAAACAAGGGGGAATGGAATTCTAGATTCCTTGACCAATTGTTTCAGTTCCCTGATCCTTTGACACACGATGACTTGGTTGATGCGCTCGCGTATATTGACCAGCTGGCTAACGTAGCTTACGACTACGAATATGAAATTGAAGACCACGAAATCTTGGATGTGGTAGCAGGGTACTAATATGAGCGAACTCTATGAATCAGACCCGATAATGATTGAGGAGTCAATCGAAGGTTGGGTTATAACAAAATGTGAGGATTGGCGCGACTACTATGAGTCGAATTACGAAAGCCGTTTTGAAGAGTATTACAGACTATGGCGAGGAATATGGGATCCTGCTGATAGCGAGCGTCGCTCTGAGCGTTCCCGTATTATCTCTCCTGCACTTCAGCAAGCCGTTGAGTCTAATGTAGCAGAGCTTGAGGAAGCAACCTTTGGCCGAGGAAAGTGGTTTGACGTCTCTGACAACATGGGAGACACCGAGCGCCAAGATGTTCTGTTTCTACGCAACAAGCTAACCGAAGACTTTGAAGACTGCATGGTCCGAAAGGCCGTAGCTGAGTGCCTGATAAATGCCGCTGTATTCGGTACAGGCATCGGCGAAGTTGTCATCGAAGAAATGAAAGAAATGGTGCCAGCGACTCAGCCCATCATGGATGGCGACCTTCAGGCCGTGGGCATTAACGTTACTGAGCGAGTCAAGGTAAAACTGCGTCCTATTCTGCCGCAGAACTTTTTGATTGATCCTGTGGCAACTAGCGTGGATGAAGCGTTGGGTGTGTGCATTGATGAGTTTGTTAGCAAACACCATGTAGAGCAACTTCAAGAGCAGGGCATTTATCGTGATGTGTATGTTGGCCCAGCCGCGCCAGATACCGACCTTGAGCCAGACCAAGACATTACGATTTATAACGACGACAAGATCCGCCTAACCAAATACTACGGACTTGTGCCTCGCGAACTCTTAGCGGAGGCGATGGAAGATGATGTCGAAGAAGAAGGCAAGTACGTTGAAGCCGTAGTTGTCATTGCGAATGGTGGCATCCTTCTGAAGGCAGAGGCCAATCCATATATGATGCAAGACCGTCCGGTTGTTGCGTTCCCATGGGACGTAGTGCCAGGGCGATTTTGGGGACGTGGCGTATGTGAGAAAGGATACAACTCACAGAAGGCGCTCGATACAGAGCTACGTGCACGTATCGACGCACTAAGCCTAACGATTCATCCAATGATGGCTATCGATGCAACTCGACTACCACGCGGTGCAAAGCCCGAAGTACGACCCGGCAAGATGGTTCTAACCAATGGCGATCCACGCGAGGTGTTACAGCCCTTTAACTTTGGGCAGGTTAGCCAGATTACGTTTGCTCAGGCTGGTGCGTTACAGCAAATGGTACAGCAGGCAACAGGCGCAGTAGATTCTGCGGGTATCGCAGGTAGCGTAAACGGTGAGGCTACAGCGGCAGGTATCAGTATGTCGCTGGGTGCTATTATCAAACGGCACAAACGCACACTAATTAACTTCCAGCAGTCATTCTTGATTCCTTTCGTGAAGAAAGCCGCATATCGCTATATGCAGTTTGATCCCGAAAATTATCCCGTTGCTGATTACAAGTTTAACGCTAGTAGCACGCTGGGCATTATCGCTCGGGAATACGAGGTTACTCAGCTAGTTCAGTTGCTCCAGACAATGGGGCAAGAGTCTCCACTTTATCCGACGTTGGTTCAGAGCATTATTGACAACATGAACTTGTCAAATCGCGAAGAGCTTCTCTCGGCAATGTCGCAGTCGCTTCAGCCTAATCCACAGGCTCAGGAAGCGCAGATGGCAGTACAGCAGGCTCAGGTTGAGTTTCAGCAGTCGCAAACTAATGCGCTTAATGCTCAGGCTCAAGAGTCTAACGCACGAGCTACTAAGTTGGCGGCAGAAGCTCAAGCCGTTCCTGCGGAACTGGAGATTGATCGAATTAATGCGATTACGAGAAATCTTAAAGAGGGAGATCAAGACGACAAAGAGTTTGAGCGTCGCATGAAGGTAGCCGAAACACTTCTGCGTGAGCGAGAAGTTGCGGCCAAAGAGCAGGGTAATCAGCAGATAGAGCAACGTGCAAACGAAACTCGGGAAGCTGAGCAAATGTTGATGCAACGCCTCGGTCAAGAATGAACGTGGATTTAAAGCTTACCGCTATCTACGACAAACTACTGTCTAAGATACAGGCAGTAGAGGCGATTCGTGGAGAAAAGGGAGACAAAGGTGATCCCGGCCCACAAGGGGTAAAAGGAGAAACCGGAGAAACCGGAAAAACCGGCCCTGCGGGTAAAACTGGTAAGGACGGTAAAGACGGCAAGGACGGAGCCGATGGCGCTGATGGGGAGCAAGGCGTAGGTGTCGAGGATGCAAACGTAGACTTTGACGGCCATCTTGTATTAACGCTAACCAATGGCGATGAGATAGACGCCGGATCTGTTAAGGATATTAACGAGGCCCAAGCGCCTAACGTCTATAATATCTCTATGGGTAGCATGGCTAGTCGTGCGGATCTTAAGAATGCTACAGCCAAGATTATCTCTAGCAATCACACAACAAGCGGATCTGAGATTCTTAAGGTTACGTCAGGTGTTGTTATCAACCTTAGAGAACATCCGCAGGATCGAGAGACGGTTATTATTAACTGCCGTACCGATGATAGAATAGACATTGTTGGTGAGATTAATATTGTCAATATGTCGTATTATGACGTAGCTCAGTACAATGTCGATGAGTTTGGCGCTAGAAGCATTATCGTAGAGCAGGACGATACGACGTTACACTTGGTATACATCCAAGAATTTAAAGAGTGGTTAGCAATCTAATGAGTTTTATTCCTCAGTCTAGAGCCGACCTTGCAACAGCCACTCCTTTTGCGGTAACTGCTGACCATACAACGTCAGGCACAGAAATCCTTAGATGCAGTGCCGACGTAACTGTAGTGCTTAATCAAACGCCGAAAGACCGTGAAACGGTAATGGTTAAGCTGACTACACCTAATACCGTAAAGATTGTTGGCGATATCAACATTACCTCGTCATCAACCCTTTACAATGTCGCGGAGTACAATACAGCCGGTGATGAGTTTGGTGGCACAACTGTCACTCTAAGCACTGCTGATACAACGGCCATCTTTACATACGTTCGTAAATTTGGAGAATGGTTCCCTTACAACTAGGATAGACTATGTTTACTGATCGAGAGCTTGAACTTTTATTTCGTAAGATGGAGAGAATGCTTGAGCCATTGCAGGCGGAAATAAAAAAGCTTCAAAAAGACGTGGAGGATTTGTCGAATGCCAGCCAAGAAAGACCCAAGACTAGCACGCGCGGGCGTAAGCGGGTTCAACAAGCCGAAGAAAACGCCGGGGCATCCCACTAAGTCTCACGTTGTTGTTGCAAAGCAAGGCGATCAGATTAAGACTATTCGCTTTGGGCAACAGGGCGTAAAAGGTGCGGGCAAAAATCCTACAAGCGCAAAAGACAAAGCGCGGAAGAAAAGCTACTATGCACGACACAATGCTCAAGACCCAAATCCCAGCAAGCTATCTGCGCGTTATTGGTCGCATAAGGTTAAATGGTGAATTAAATGAAAGTAAAGGCACCGGACGGTTATCACTGGATGAAAAAAGGCAAAGAGTATAAGTTGATGAAAGACCCTGCGGGTGGCTATAAGCCGCACAAAGGCGCATCTAAGTCAGCGGATTTTGCTGTTCAGAAGGTTCACAAAAAGTAAGGAGAGCGTTATGCCAGGCAACAAAATGGGTATGTATAAAACCAAGCCAAAAGCCAAAGCAAAGCCAAAGGCTAAACCAAAAGCTAAGCCAAAAAGAAAGCCAATGAAAATGTCTAATGGCTACTAAGTCAAAAGTAAATCAGGCCGGTAATTATACCAAGCCGACCATGCGGAAGAACTTGTTTAACAAGATCAAAGCAGGTGGAAAAGGTGGAAAGCCGGGTCAATGGTCTGCACGAAAAGCCCAAATGCTTGCAAAGCAGTACAAAGCAAAGGGCGGGGGCTATAAAAGCTAATGGCATTAAAGAAGTCGCAGAAATCATTGAAGAAGTGGACTAGCCAAAACTGGCGCACCAAGTCAGGCAAGCCGTCCACTCAAGGCCCAAAGGCTACAGGCGAGCGGTATTTGCCTGCAAAAGCCATTAAGTCTTTGTCAGCTAAAGAGTATGCGGCGACAACTCGCAAGAAGCGGAAGGATACAGCGGCAGGTAAACAGCACTCAGCTCAACCTAAACGGATTGCAAAAAAAACAGCTAGATCAAGAAAAGCCTGACTTTTTGCAAAAAGCATGGTAAAAGGCATTTAATCAACCAAGTAGGAGATAGTATTAATGACGCCAGAACTTGAGACGTATTTTGACAACTACAATGTGTTGTTCAACAGTGAAGGTTTCAAGCAACTCGTGGAAGAATTGTCACGAAATGCTACACAGTTAGCGGATATTCAAACGGTCAAAGATGCTGAAGACCTTTTTTTCCGTAAAGGCCAAGTGTCTGCGTTTGCTACAGTAATCAACCTAGAAGCTACGATTACTGCGGCGCGAGAACAGGCAGAGGCCGAAGAACAAGAAGACATGGATGTATAAGATATACGATTTCCGTTGCGCTAACGGCCATGTCTTTGAAAAAATGGTAGAGCGAGGAGTTACAACTAGTAGGTGCGGTTGTGGCTCTAATGCTACTAAAATGCTGTCAGCCCCGAAGTGCGTACTCGAGGGTCATAGTGGGGACTTTCCTGGTCGTCATATGAAGTGGGTACGAGAACATGAACAGGCTGGCAGAAAATGTAAATCTCCAACAGACGGAGTTTAATAAATGTCAAGAGCGACAATGCTTGATCTTCACCCCGAAGGGGACAATGAGGATAACATTGAAAACGAAGCGAATGAGACTGAATCGTTAGAAGCAGAGGAATCTGTATTCGAAGCGGTTGAGCAACCTCAAGACGCAGAAGAGCAAGACACTGACGACGATATTCCAGAGAAGTATAAAGGTAAATCTCTAAAAGAAGTCGTACAGATGCACCAAGAAGTTGAAAAGGTGATGAGTCGACACTCTTCTGAAGTCGGTGAGCTTCGTAAGGTAGTGGATGAGTATATTACTGCTCAAACGCAATCAGCACCTCAACAGAGCAATGTTGAGCCTGAAAGTGATATTGACTACTTTACAGATCCTCAAGCCGCCGTTAATCGTGCAATTGAGAATCACCCAAAAATCAGAGAGGCCGAACAGTACAGTGCGAATTACAAGAAGCAAGCGGCGCTTGCAGAGCTTGGTAATAAGCACCCTGATATGCAGAGCATTCTTGGCGATCCCAAGTTTGCAGACTGGATAAAAGCCTCGAAGATTAGGACTCAGCTGTTTGTAGAGGCTGACCAAGAGTATAACGCTGATGCGGCCGATGAGCTGTTTTCGCTTTGGAAAGAGCGAAAGACAGTGGCCCAACAAACTGCAACTGTTGAGAAACAGGTGCGGAAACAGCAACTCAAGGCGGCTAGTACAGGCAACACGAGAGGCAGTGGTGAGGGGGAGCGTAAGAAGACATATCGCAGGGCCGACATTATTAAACTTATGAAAACGGACCCCGAGCGTTATCAAGCCTTATCACCTGAAATTTTACAGGCATACGCAGAGGGTCGAGTCAAATAATCTAAAGGAGATTTGACATGGCTACTGCAACTTATCCCGGCACGGCCGGTTTTACGGCAAAGACTGAAGCGGCTACTTTCATCCCAGAAATCTGGAGTGATGAGATTATTGCCGCTTACCAAAAGAACCTGAAGATGGCTCCCCTTGTCAAGAAGATCGCAATGTCTGGCAAGAAAGGCGACAAGCTTCACATCCCTAAGCCTATCCGTGGTGATGCTAACGCTAAAGCCGCTGATACAGCTGTTACTATCATCGCTAACACTGAAGGCGAATTGACTGTAGACATCGACCGTCACTTTGAGTATTCACGACTCATCGAAGACATCGTTGAAGTACAGGCTCTTTCTAGCCTTCGTCAGTTTTACACTGAAGATGCTGGTTATGCGCTTGCTGTTAAGATCC